GATCAAATGAAGCCGCGAGTTCGAACTCAACAACATCTCTAGTCTCACGCGACTTTCGATCCACGTAATAAATGTCATCGGCAAACTCCGCCAAAGGGTCAGCAGTTGGGTTTGATCCACCGGAAAAATTAACTGCGTCAAGGTATTTGGCAAGCGTTCGCTTGCGTGTGATCTTGGCACCCACCAAGTCCTGATAGGTCAGTACAAGCGCCGTAATGGCTCCAGTGACGTTCGCCACGCGCAGACGCGGCCTTGGCACCTGGCCATTGCCGTTGAACTCGAATCCCTCTACCTCAATTGGAAATGCTTCGTAGGCGTTCCCCTGCCAGACCACGCGCTGCTGCAACGCATTTGTACCTGCATGAAAGCGCACTGGCCCCTGTCCAAAGATCGCCAGATCCAAAACGAACAGCTCAATGACACTACTGGGTGCGAGCTTCTGGATTTCCGAAGAGATGGCGACAGCAGTCATGAGAGATCAAATACCTGCTTAAAAGTTGCTCGGACAGATTCAATATTTGGCTCGTCCACGGAACGACTCCATTCATCACAAACAAACTTGGCAGGCAATCCACCTGGAGGCGTCCAATCAAAGGCCTGGACTGCACCACGAGCCCGAAGAAAGTTGTCGATTGCTACGGCATCACTACTGGTGCGTCCGCGAAACTCCAGCGACCACACCTGCGGCTGTGTATTGATTCCGAATCCCAAGCGCTGTTCATAGCCATCACCAAAGGAGACACGGCGCACTGTGGGACGCATTGACAAATTGGCACCAACAGAAGGAGTCCAAGTAAATGTGGCCATTTACGCCCCCCTGCGACCGTCAAGCAGGCCACCGGCACGTTTTTGCGCAAGGAGTTCTTGCCGCACTGCACTTGCTATAGCGCGGCCTAAATCGCGCCCACCTGGGTCATCACCACGGCTAGATGCACCTGAGTCCGTCAAACTGACGGAAATGTTGAAGACATCCCCACCGCCCCCAGCCCCACTCATGGTTACGGGAATTGAACGACCATCAGGCAGCGGTACATAGGCTTCTGGGCGAGAGCCTTCACCAAAAAGGGCTAACTGAGGTGAGTTGGCAATACCCCCGCTGGCATAACTGCGCAGTGCAGTTGGACCTGCAGAAGTCATGACACCACCGCTGGCAAAACCAAAAAACCCGGCCATGGCGTTGGCCAGGGGCAGTGTGATGGCCCTCTGAATCTGAATCCTGATCAAGTCAGAAATGATGGAGTTCGCCAAGGTTCTGAAATCAAGCTTGCCGGTCATCACAAAGTTCACCAAAGCATCGGTCATCCCGTTAAATGCTCGGGTGGTGGCTGACTCCATTTGCTTGCCAACCTGCTCGGCCTCTTCGGCAACAGAGCGCAGGCCCTTGGCAAAGCCAGCTTCCGGATCAGACAGTTCCTTGACACGTAAAGTCAAAAGAGATGCGCCATCAGCTGCCTGTCGAGCCGCTTCCTCGATTTTTCTGAGGGCATCTGCTAGCTTTTCGTTACCAGGCGCTGCCTCAGCCAATTCACGTGCCTGTCGAGCAAGCGCTGACAATTGAAGACCACTTTCTTGGCGTGCCGTTGCCAGTTGCTGCAATGATTTCAGTTCACTGATCGCGCCCGTTTCACGCAAAGTTTTGATTTGCTCTTCAACCGCACGAAGCTCCCCAAGCCCTCGGGCTGCTTGCTCTTGCAGATCCTTCATCGACTCGCCAGGCAACCGAATCTGGCGCTCCAAATTCGACTGTTGAGCTTCACGCTCTAGTCTTTGCCGTTTTAAAGTGATTTCAGCCAGACGATCCTGAAGCTTAAGTTTGTCTTGGGTGGTCTTAGCGACTGTCTCTAGGCCTCTGCGCAAGATCGTCTCTTCATCTGCAGACAGTGCACGAAGCTTTTCCGTGAAGTCCTCTTGCGCAGCCAAGCGCGCCTCACTTGCATCTTTAAAGCTCAGGTAGCCCTGACTTTCGTAGAGGTCGATGATTCTTTGCCTGTCCTTGAGGATGGCACTTTCGACATCCACCTGCCCCTGAAGACGCTTAATCTCGCTGTCTATTCCGGCCATTGCATTGGCCGAAACAGCGCCAGTCGCAGTGCTGTAATTCAACTGCTTTCTGGGAGCGGCTGCCTGAGTGGCTGCGTTGGAAGCCTCCGTACCTTTGCGGATCTCATCAAATCGTTTAGTTACCGCATCTGCCAAAAGCGGCATATCCCAGAGCTCAACGTAGTTCTGGTTGGACTGCGCCACGATGGCATTTCGCTTTTCAAGCGCGGCCTGCAAGCGAGAACGGTTTTCATCTGAAAAAGGATTGAGCCCTTTACCCCCCGCCAAGAATGTTCCCGCCAATTCAATATCGGCCCAAACAGCAGAAAAGCTGCCGATGACCGATTTGATTGTGTGGCCAATACCTCGAAGTGCATCAATAACGACGGCAATCGCATAGGCCGTTTTCTCTGCCCAGTTGGTCAGCGTACCTTCAGCGCGCATGCGCTGAATTCCCTCAACTGCGTTATCTGTTCCCAGAAAAACACGCTTGAGTTCTTGTGTCAAAACGGACATTGAAGGAATTGCCGCCGTCACCAAAGTCTGAGCAATGAAATTCGACTCTGCTCTCATGCGGCCCATTGCCTTGGAGGCGTTGTCTGCCTCCTCAATTTGCTTAGCCGTTAAGCGAATGTTTAGGTCTTGGTTTTCAGCCAAATCTTTAAGGAACGGGAGCATGGTGGCCCCCGACTTTCCAAAGAGTTCCATTGCAATAGCGGTTTTTCCAGCACCGTCCTCAAACTCCGCCAATTTGAGCGCGACATCATTCATGACCTCTGCAGGATCACGCAAAGTTCCACTGGCTTCTTTTGCGCGAATACCTAAAAACTGCAGCGCCTTCGTTGCCCCAGCAGTCTCATCATCAACACCTGCCAAGCCTTTGGAGAGTTTGGCGAGATTGCCGCCAATTGCCTCCATGGCCGTGCCTGAAATAGTGGCCACGGGTGCAAAGCCTGAAAGTGCCGCAGCACTTGCGCCTGTCTGCTCTGAAAGACCCTGAAGAGCCGCAGCGGCCTCGATGGTCTGACTAACAAAGTCTCTCAAGGCGGCAACAGAAGTCGCACCTATCGCTACCGCAAAGGTTGTCCTGGCAATGGATGAGACCTGCTGCAGCGAGGTCTTCATGTCATTGGCATGTCGATCTAAAAGTCGCGCCGTCCGTCCTAGATCGGCACGAAACTCAGAGGTTTCCGCCGAAAGCTTTACGACAAGTGAGCCAAGATCAGCCATGCTTTTTGACCCTGTGTGCAAACATTGACTTAAGACGAGCGACGTTCAATCGGGCCTCATCAATTGGCTCGGGTCGGTCGATAAATGGCATGAAATCTTCTGGCGTAAAAGGACGTGCGTGCTTGGTTCGGTTGGCGTTGGCAAAGGTTGACGCAATCACACCACTTCTCAAATCAGCCCGCATGTCGCCAAAGGGTTCCAGTTGATAAAAGGCCATCCACTCGGTGATCTCGTCTGATCCGATCCGCTGCAATAGCTCACGAACCGGCATGCCCAGCGCAAGCGCCAAGCGAAAAGCGAAGCGACGAGTGGGATTGGCCTTTAGTCCTTTTTTGCTGATTCAGCCTGCTCGATACCGATACCGTTTAGACGCTGAGCAACAGCGAAAACCCTGTCTAGTGCACGAGCACTTTTTCGGCCAAGCGCAACAATTTCACCATCTTCAAAAAGACGGCTGCCCGTCGCATCGCAAAGGGTGAGCGCAACAAGTCTGGCTCGAACGTTTTCCATACGACCATCCTTTGCACCATCGCGAGCAATAAGGCTGCTCTCAAAGGCATCGCGGTCCGTACCGCTCATGGTGCGGACGTAGACGTCTCCACCCCACTCAGGTACGAGGACTGTTTCGCGCGGCAGATCATCGGCTGCAAGGATGGCTTCTTTGGTCAAAATATTCATAGTCTTTATGCCTCCGTGATGTCGCCATCGATTTCGATCGTGACGCTGGCTTCAACTACAGCATCCACACCACCTTGAACACTGAACTGTGTAACGTAGCCGTAGAAAGTCCATGTCGCAGCGGGTGTGGTGTCGGTGAAGGTGATCTTGAACTGGCGGCGCACGCGATTGGCTCTATCTGTACGAAGGCCCTGATGGACCGTGTCGTCAGGATTGAAGTGCAGGCTCAGTGAGAGTTGACCTTCATCGCGAAGACCGACTCTCTTCTCTTTGGCTGTTGAAGCAAGATTGGTGACGTCAATAACTGAAGCTTGACCCCCAGGCCCCTGAAAGGAAACTACGTTGGGGATGGTTTCAAACGTTGTGGTTCCAAACCGGGCAATGGTGATGCCCTGCGCGGTGATGGCAGTACTAGGCATAAAAGGCCTCCATAAAAAAATGAAAAGACAACCTGACCACCGTTACCGGTAGTAGGTGAAGTCCACGGATATCCGGTAAGTACCGGCTTCATCGTCGAAATCGGTAAGGCCCATGCGTACATCGGCCACCGTTTTGATACTGGCTAGCAATGCCGCAAGGACCTGCTCTTGCAGTTGTTCGCAAGCGACCAGCGTTAGTGCGTACGCATCGACTTGCACTCGCGAGCGCCGCAGCTGGTTTGGTCCGTCAAGCGACGCAACGTTTGACTGATCAATAGGGGTGTAAACAAGCGTCGGATACTGAGCACCCGCAGGTGCAACGATGGCGTACACCTGCCCAGCGGCCAGATGTTTGATCGCGTCATAGAAGTCCTG